CACTTACCTCAACCGCCATCATTACTTTTAATTGTTGGCAGCGTCAAACAAGGTAAGTCCAATCTACTTGTAAATTTACTATGTAATCCGGATATGTATAAAGACAAGTTCGATATAGTTAAAATTATTAGTAACACTCTTAATGCTGACCCCAAGGGTAAATTATTAAATAAATATTTTGATTGTGAAGATCATTATAATGATGAGATGATTACGGACATTATAGAAAGTCAAAAGAAAATGGACGATTTTGAGCGAAGCACCGTAGCAATTTTTCTAGATGATATCCTCACAAAAGACTTCAAAAAAACTAACGCCGTCTCATTTTTAGCAACTCGTTTTAGGCACTATGGTATTGGATTACTTGGTTTCACAACTCAATCCTTCCGTGCTGTATCCGGTTTAATCCGTAACAATGCTACTGATGTTATTATTATGAAACAGCAGAATCAAAAAGAGTTGGATAAAGTCCAAGAAGAATATGGAGATTTATTCCCTAATATTTTTATGGATCTATATAATAAAGCAATTGGAGATGCCCCTTACTCTTTCTTATACCTTGATATGCAAACTAACCCAGCAACCGCATACATTAGATTTGAAACCAAGATTGCTGAGGGTGAGAAAAAATTATTTTAAATTTATTAAAATAAAAAACTTTGTTATAATATAAAATGGATTTATATGGATCGGGAGCAAGTATCGCACAAGCAAACGCACAAACCGAACAAGCGAGGCAAATCAACCTAGCGACCCAAGATTTTAATAATTCTCTTGCGGAGCAGTTAGACCAATCTAATTTAGACCAAGATGAAGATAGAACTCAAAAACTACAAAAGAATATTTTGAGTGGTGCTACTAGTGGTGGTAAATTAGCGATGATTGGTAAAAATCAAAAAGCAAGAAAGGCGGCAGCGACAACTGCCGGTGGTTTTACTGAATTACCAATAACAAAAGAAGAAACATTAGCAAGAGAAGTGGGTGCTGAAAGAGCCCCATTAACTAATGTAACTGAATTAAATACATCAGTAGAAAATGTAGCCGAAGGTGGAGCGACAACTGAAACGTATACGGCTGAAGGTAAATTAGCAGAACAAGAAGCAGCAAAAGCGAGTGAAGTTGCTGGTAGTGCTGGTGTTAAAAGTTCTGCTGAAGTTGCTGCTGAAACTGTTGGTAAGTTAGCTGGTAAAGCGGCAACTGTGGGTAAAGTTGGTGTTGCTGGATTAGGTGGTGGTATAGATGCTTTCCAAGATGTAGGTAGATTAATTGAGGGTAAAGCCGGCATGGATGTTTTTGGTAGTAATACTGCTTCTCGTGTTGGTAATATTGGTAATATTATTGGTTCATCATTAGAAGTTGCGGGAGTTGCTACTGGTGGTATAACTCCATGGTCGATTGGATTAGAAGCACTTGGGGCAACAATAAGTCTTGCTAGTTCTATTACTGAAGGTATTGGTGAAGAAGAAGCGGGAGAACAAAGTAAAGAAGACGCACAAAAAGATATCAAATCCCAAGTGAGAGGTGAAACAACTGCGGATGTTGTTACTCAAGCGGTCGGTCGCACTCAATAATTTTTAATTTTTTAATTTTTTTTAAATTTATTTTTCATATTTTATTTTATATTTATAATTATAAAATGAGTTCATATTGGCGTAATGATGAGAAGATTAAAGTTTCGCAAACCCAAGTTTCAATTTCATCCACGAATGGTAGATCATATACGGGGACTGCCGGTCAGTCCGGTCGTCGTGTAGACTTTGAAATCCCTCCAACTGTTAAGTTTATGGATGGTAAGAATTCTTACCTTCAATTCGATGTTAAGATTGCTGTCCCGACTGGTAGGACTCCAACCCGTCTTCAGTTAGATCCATTCATCGGCGGACAATCTGTTGTCAAGAATCTAAGAATCTATTCGGGCAATCGTGCTGTTCTCCTTGAAGAAATAACCGAATACAATGCTAAAGTCCAAATTCAGTATTCTTATGATAGTGATGATAGTATGAGAAAGATGAGAGCATTAAAAGAAGGTTGCTTAATTGATACTGTTGAGAATCGTGGGACTCTTGGGACTTCGGTTTCTAACCTTATTGATTTATCTTCCAATCCATATTACAAGCCGGTTGGTACTGTTCCCGCTGGTCGTGATTGGGGGACTGATGCTGATTTCTTAACTGCTAAATTATCACTCCCAATCCATAGCGGACTTTTCGCTGATGGTGGTGATTCGGTATTTCCAGTATTACTAACTTCGGGATTATTTATCGAAGCGGATTTAGAAGACCCAGCAAGGTTTTTAAAGCAGTTGGATAGTGTAAATCGTAATCGCCGAATGAAGCAGAATCCGTTGTTTCATGGTATTGATGTTGGTGGTGCTAATTTAGGTATTGATAATGCTACTGACCGCGATACAATATTCCTTTCCAAATCTAATAATATGATTAGTGTTGAGAATTGTCCTTTTGTTAAGGGTGAAAAGATTGGTATATGTTCCGCAACTGATCCCAAAAGTGAAGCATCTATGACTGTTGGTGGAGCAGTCGCAGTCCAAACATATCCTACGATTACTGATATTACCGTTGAAGGTGGATATGTTAAATTAACTACAACAGCATGTAGAAATAGTGATGTTGGTGATGGTCTAGATGTTACATCGGGGGGGGCTCAGTCCTTTATTGTGTTCTCTGCTGCTATTGATACTAGACGAACGCAGAATGATGATAATAGTACAGTATTACTTGCTAAATCAACTTCTTACCCCGCAACGGTTCAGTTTTCTAATATGGAGATTGTATGTCAGCAAGTTGGTGTAGACCCGAGATATGAAGCGGGTATGATGAAGAAGATGCGTGATGGTGGGACTATTGAGATTGATATCCCAAGTGTAACCAATTACAAGCACTCTCTCTTATCAAGCAATCGTAATGCTACCGTAAATTTACAAGTTTCTAATACAAGGGCAAAATCTTGCATTATTATGCCTAGTGATGCGAAGGTTCTTGACTCTGCTGATTTAATTGGTGGTCTTAATGGTTGTTATGATGAAGAAGTAACTGCTATGGATGGTCGCCTCCATTCTATCCGTTCGGGACAAGTAGGGATTATAGATCAGTTGACATCCTACCAAATGCTTGTAGACGATAAACTTGTTCCATCGAGACCCATTGTTGTATCCAAGATTAATAAGGGTGTTTCTATTGCGGCACAGCCTCTAATTGAGTTAGAGAAGGCACTGAATCAAGCGGGCATCGTTCCCCGCTCCTTCGTGGATTACAATCGTAATTTCTTGATTGGACGTGCTTACGCATTAAACGATGGAGTTGCTAATCTCAATAACAAGACTAATCAGTTACAACTACTATATAATGAAACTGCTGCTGATGGTAGCGATAGATCACCAAGCCATAATAAACTCCTCTACTGCTTTATGTTCCACCTCCGTAGAATTAGCATCAAGGGTGATTCGGTTACGGTTACTCTCTAAATTATCATTATGTCAATTTTAGACATATCATCTAAAATAAGTCTCAATAATATTATTTTCATTATGTCAATTTTATGTCATATGTCAATTTTAGACATATTAGTATTCTCTATCAATCTTTTTTTATTTTTTATTTTAAATTTATTTTATGTATAGTAATATATAAAATGAGTGTTTCTAAGAAGTATCTTTCCGTTCAGCCTAATAATGTTCCTTCTACCGGTAAAGTATCGTTCGCCCGTGGTAACCCCATACTTACGATAACCCTTGGTCGCCAAGACGCAGTATTAGATTTATCGTCTATTCGATTGAGTGGTGATTTAAATGTGTGGCGTGATGCTGCTGGGACTCTTCACCCGACGGCGACTGGCGGTCAAGCACCCGAACTCCGTGGGTCTCATAAACTCGGTATTTATTCCGTAATAGATCAGTTAGTTTTCCGTCATGCGGAGACAAAACAAGTCATAGAACATATTAGAAATTATGGACGTTTTATGTCTTCTTATATGCCGGTGATGGCGGGTATGCAAGATGTATCGGGACATCTTGGAGAGAGTGCTTTAATCTATCCTAATTATCAGTCCTTCCGTGATAGTGTTATTCGCAACACCCAAGAATCTCCATTCTGTATCCCACTCCCATCCGGACTTACCCTCGGTGCTGATAAACTACCACTTTCAAAATTACCCTTAGAGATTGAAATTCATTTAGCACCGGATTCCCAAGTGTTTTATTCTAGTGATGCTACGACTGCTGGTGTTGCTAATGCTTTCTATGAATTAAGTGGATTAGAAGTTGCGTGTGAGGTTGAGTATGGAGTTCCCGCACCGGATAGTGGTGTTCTAGCATTCAACTCTATTACATCATATTTCTCCACCCTTGAATCAACCAATTCCATTATCAACTTCAATCTTGGATTAAGCAAGGTGTTAGCATCTTTCGTGAATTTCGTTCCTTCAAGTTTCGTAAATAATCTCGCCCAAGATGGTTTCCTAACTTACATGCCTACGAAGGCGGCGGCGGCAAACGGCACGGATGACGGAGCAGTAGCCAACCTTCAAACAATTTCTTTCCTCAAAAATGGTGAACGCTTCCCAAGTGCCTTTGAAGTTTCGTCTGTTCGTAGTGCTTCTAATGAAACTTCTGTTGTTGATCCTCAAGTTATTAAGGGTTTTATGTCTTCTATCATTCCCGAAAAGGTTCATACTCGCACTACGGTTTCTCCACTCAATAGCAATAGAAACTTTACCGCAACGCAGAATGCCGCAACCGGTTATCGGTTTATTCCGGATACTGGTGCTGCTTATGGTGTAGGTGTTCTATACGATATGTTGGATAGTGAAGGTGTTGATTTCTCCCAATCACAGTTCTCTATTCAAATGACTAACGGACTCGATGACGGCAATCCGGTATCGGCATATCTATTCATCAAGAGTAAGGTTGTTGTTGCTTGGTCGGGTATGGGAGTCCAAGTTGTAATGTAAATAAGTAAGTTTTTTCTATCTATTAAATTTTTAATAAATTTATTTTTTTTATTTTTTTATATTTACCATAATATAAAATGGATTCTAAGGCTGATGTTTCTCAAGATCGTATTCCCGACCTCATTAAAGTTGGTGCTATTCCCTCGTCCTACGGACAAATGCTCCACACCGATGTAATTGACCCCGTAACATTTTCGCAGTCTCGCGTGAGATTCACTCTTCAGCGTGTTGCTGGATTCCTTCATTCAAATTCTAAGGTTACTCTTGCTGTAACTCCCCTCACAACTACTACTGCTTTCTACCCTCTTAATATCGGGATTTCTAACCTTGTTAAGTCTGCTGCTCTT